AGAACAACTTTAAGCCTTAAACAAATTGGCTCTATTTGGGGAAAAGACCATTCTACTGTTATTCACGGACTCCGCAGGGTGGAAAACGCATACGATACTAATGACGATATTTATTTAGACTGGGAGTCGGAGGTGTACAGATATTTTTAAAAACAAAGAAATGGACATAAAAAAACTAACAGACAACGAGTTAAGCACTTTAATCAAGGAGTGCAGAAAGGAACTTGAACAGAGAAAGCAGAGCCTTGAGGATGTACTACTAGAAGACGATTTTCAAAAATACAAGAGCAAGTATGCACGACTAACTTTATTCTACGATTTTTGCAGAGGTGTATACTCGGTTACCGAAGGTCAACTAAAAGAAAAGAATCAAAGCAAAAAAAAGCGCAATATTAGAAACGCAGTTATTAACTACTTGCTTTCGGAGGGTTTTAGCCATCAAGATATTGTAGATGAGTTTGATTTAGCAAGGACAAGTTTAAGCAGTCCGATTAGCTATCACGAAAAGTACTACAAGCTTGATAAGAATTACACCGATATTTATGAGGATGTAAAACAATTTTTTGAGGATTAATAGTACAAATATATTGTGTTACCAATGGCAAAAATAAACTTGGATAAATACTACACACCTGCCGATTTAGCAGAATATTGTGTAAATAAAACAAAAAAGATAATTGGAGTTGAGAATATAACTGAATGGCTTGAACCAAGTGCAGGAGCAGGAGTATTTTTACCTTACTTGGATAATAACTACCTTGCTTTTGATATTGAACCCGAAGCAGAAAACATTGAGAAAAAGAACTACCTTGAATTAGACTTAACGTACCTTAAAGGCAGATGCGTAATTGGAAACCCACCATTTGGAACACGCAACACTTTGAGCGTTAAGTTTTATAAGAACAGTTTAAAATATGGTGATTACATTGCTTTTATACTACCCGCAAGCCAGTACAACAATAACCAACAAATGTATGAGTTTGATATGGTTTATAGTGAACTTTTGCCTATTGTTGAGTACTGTGGTGTAAAATTGCAATGTGTGTTTAACATCTACAAAAGACCATTAAATGGTCTTAACACAAAACCCGTTGATTATAAACTTACGGATGTAACAGTGATGGAATACCGAAGGAACGGAACATACCCTAAACCTATTGATTACGACTTTGGAATGTGTGCTTGGGGGAATGTTGGCAAACAAGTTGAGTATGTGGGGCAATTTGCACAAGAAAATTATATAAAAGTAAATAATTATAAATATAAAGAGCAAGTTATGGAATTGATGAAAAATACTGATTGGAAAAATTTATACCCTTACATAAGCACACCAAAAATTCAGACTTGGAAGATTTATAAATACTTAAAAGAACAGATACCTAAATTAAATTAAAAAGTGATGTCTAAAATTATGTACAACAAACGAAAATGTAAAGAGTGCAAAAAGGTGTTTGAAAAGAAGCAACCATTACAATATGTTTGCAGTCCTATTTGCGCTATAAACTATGCAAAGAAAAAGGAGAAGTCTAAATGGCAGAAAGAGAAAAAACAGCGATTGATTGACCTTGAAAGCATAAGAGGTATTCAGTCCAAGTACATCCAACCAAAAGTTAACGAGTTAGTGCGAATAATTGACAACAGTCAGCCTTGTATTGCTTCGGGTACGTTTGGCAAACAAAATGCGGGACACTACTATCACGCTGGAGGCAACCCGCAAATTAGATTTAACCTACATAACATCCACATTCAGTCTTTTCACTCGAATAGTGCTTTAGCTGGAGATGTTTTAAGGTATCGTGAGGGAATTAAGCGAGTTTACGGATTAGATTACTTGGAGTTTATGGATTCATTAACTCAAACGCCCACAATTAAGCGTACAAAGACTTTCTACCTTGAGTTGAACAATAAGCTTATCGAAGTGAAAAAGTGGCTTAAAACGCAAACAAAGGGGCAAATACAAGATTCTGCGAGTAGAATACGACTGCGAAACGAGGTAAACTTGCTTTTAGGAATTTATAACAAAGAATATTGCATTTTTAAATAAAAAGTGTTATCTTTGACAAGTCGTAGCGATGTCTAATTAACATCTGCAAAAGGTTAGCTGAATTACCTGCTACGATTCTTTTTTCAATTCAGCACAAAAAATTCAGTTATGGAAGAAATTTGGAAAGACATTAAGGGTTATGAGGGGCTTTATCAAGCAAGTAATTTAGGTAGGATTAAAAGTTTGTCCAGATGGATAAGGAACTCGCCAAACGGTGGAATGATGCTAACCAAAGACAGAATTATTAAACAAATTATAGACACCAGAGGCTATTTTTGCGTAAACATATATAAAGAAACCAAAAGAAAGAAAATGTCAGTTCATCAGTTAATAGCAATGGCATTTCTTGACCACGTTCCAAACGGCTACAAAGTTGTAGTTGACCACGTAGACAACGACAAGTTAAATAACAAATTAGAAAACCTACAATTAACCACAAATAGACACAATTCATCTAAAGATAAAACTGGCGGAAGCAGTAAGTATGTGGGTGTTTCTTGGAGTAAAGCGAACAGAAAATGGCATACGAGGATAAGGGTAAATGGTAAAAAAGAGCATTTAGGGTATTTTCAAAATGAAATAGATGCGCACAATGCATATCAAAATAAATTAAAAGAAATAATTAATTAAACAATTTAAACTAAAAAAATTATGAGCAAACTATTAACTGGGTCTATTGACCTTTCAAAAATCGACAAGACAAAAATCGTATCTGTAGACAAGGAAGGTAATTCGTTTAAGAATAACGCGAAGTACCTCAACATAGTAGTTTGGGTGAATGACGAACCAGACCAATACGGGAATACGGCTTCAATCCAAATAGGTCAATCTAAAGAGGAACGGGAAGCAGGAGTGAAAGCCACCTACATAGGCAACCTAAAGGAGCCACAGGCCAGAACTAATGAGCAGACAAGTGCAAGAACTGCATCAGTTGAGGACACACTACCATTTTAAAGATATGAAACAGATAGACAGATGGCTGATAGCCTTATACATCATTATGCTCTATATGACGTATGAAGTAAACCGATTAATAGAGGGAAACTTTTTTAACTGATGTGCATAACTTGAAAAAATAAAGAAGCGAATATTTGTTATATTTAAGCCGATTTGATTTGGTTAAATGAGTAGGTGTTTGAGGTAAGACTTTGCACCTACTCTTTTTAAGTTTAAGGAATGGCAAATGTTTACTTTAGATGATTTTGAGGAGTGTGCTGAATTTATATTAGAATATGGTGTTTATATCGCATTGTTGGTTATGGATTGGCTCGAAAAAGAGGAGAGATACGAGGAGTGCGAAATAATTTACCTAACAATACTAATAATGAACTTATCAAACGACTGGGATTTGCCGAGTAAACTAACCGAAACAACATTTGAGGAGTTATGCGCTATGACTAATCAAGATAGAGATGAAGAAGATTATAGAATGGTAGCGTACGAGATAATAAAAAGCATTGAATGAATTGGTATTTAGAAAAAATCACAAAGGTTAAGTCAAACCCAAACAATCCAAGATTAATAAAAGACGACAAATTTCACAAGCTAGTTAACTCCATTAAAGAGTTTCCAAAGATGCTGGAGATACGCCCTATTGTAGTTAATGACGATATGATAGTTTTAGGCGGAAATATGCGTTTAAAGGCTTGTAAGGAAGCAGGACTAAAAGAAGTGCCAGTAATTAAGGCAAGTGATTTAACAGAAGAAGAACAACGCCAGTTTATAATCAAAGATAATGTAAGCGGTGGCGAGTGGGATTGGGATATGTTAGCTAACGAGTGGGATATTGAGCAGTTAGACGAATGGGGCTTAGATGTTCCAGTATTCCCACAAGTAGAATTAGAGGCAGAAGAAGATGACTTTGACACTACACCACCAGAAGAACCAGTAACAGTATTGGGCGACCTTTACGAAATTGGAGAGCATCGTTTACTTTGTGGGGATAGCACAGATAGTGACCAAGTTGCAAATTTGATGAATGGGGAGAAAGCGGATATGGTTTTTACTGACCCACCTTATGGTATGTTTCTTGATACTAACTATTCAGTAATAAAGGGTTCTAAAAATGCTAAAATAAGTGGTGGGGGTAAAAACTATTCAAAAGTAATTGGCGACCATAACGATTTTACCCCAGAATTGATACATACAATCTTTACTTGTTTTAGCGATGTAAAAGATATTTTTATTTGGGGAGCTGATTATTTTGCAGAATTAATTCCTAATAAAAATGATGGTAGTTGGGTTGTTTGGGATAAACGTGGAAGCGAAGATGCCGATAAAATTGTAGGTTCATCATTTGAGCTATGTTGGTCAAAACAAAAGCATAAAAGATTGATTGCACGAATTAAATGGATGGGGGCATTTGGAAGTTCTGATGCAAGAAACAGAGTTCATCCAACTCAAAAACCAATAAAATTAGCTGAATGGTTTTTTAATCAATGGGGAAGTAGCAATGGCTTAGTTGCTGATTTATTTCTTGGTAGTGGAACAACAATGGTCGCATCACATCAACTCAATCGAAAGTGCTACGGAATGGAACTTGACCCAAAATATTGCGATGTAATAGTAAAGCGAATGAAAGCACTTGAACCAAATTTAGTTATAAAACGAAACGGAGTAGAAACAAAAGAATTTGAATAATGGCATACGACAAAGACAAGATATACGAACAAGCAGAGGAAGCAATAAAAAAGAACAATTTATTTTTTGTTGAGGATATAGTGGCTTTTTTGCCTTGTTGTAAAAAAACATTTTACGAGTTCTTTCCAGTAGGAAGTAACGAATTACACACCCTTAAAGATTTATTAGAAGATAACAAGATAAAGACAAAATCAAGCATTAGAGCAAAGCTATGGAAGTCAAATAGAGCGAGTGAGTTATTGGCTTTATACAGATTAATAGCAACACCAGAAGAACACCAAAAACTTAACCAGTCTTATGTGGAACAAACTACAAAAGTAGTTGAGCCAACTAAGTATATTATCGTTAATGATTCGGATACTACCACATCAAGCTAAATTCTTAAAGAGCAATGCAGTACATACTGGATTAGTTGCTGGCTTCGGTAGTGGTAAAAGTATCGCAGCTACGATTAAGACTATTGAAAAAAAGAAGCAGTACCCGAATATCTCAGTAGCTTATTATCTACCTACGTACTCCCTAATAAAAGACATCGCATTCCCTAACTTTGAGAAGTACCTGCAAATAATGGGCATCACTTACGACCTTAATAAGTCGGATAAGGAGTTTAATACCGAATATGGTAAGATAATAATGCGTTCTATTGATAGTCCAGAATACATAATTGGGTATGAGGTAGGGTATAGCTTAATAGATGAGGCAGACATACCGCCAAAGGACAAAATGCGCCAAGTATTAGTTAACGTAGTAGCAAGGAATAGGAAGAAACTACCTAATGGAGACCATAACTCGTTAGACTTTGTAAGCACTCCCGAGGGGTTTAGATTTATGTACGACTTTTTCGTTAAAAATAAGGATGAAAATAGAGTGCTGGTTAAAGCGAGAACAAAAGATAACCCATATCTGCCAAGTGCGTACATTGAAACCTTAAAAGGCATCTATTCAGCTACGGAATTAGAGGCTTATTTGAATGGCGAGTTTGTAAACATAACAAGCGGGAATGTTTACTATGCTTTTGACAGAGTAAATAACCATTCCGACCGAGAAGCACAAGAGGGCGAAATATTGCACGTTGGAATGGACTTTAACATTAATCAAATGTGCGCTATTGTAAACGTGATAGACAATGGAGTGGCAACTGCGGTAGCGGAATATATCAATTACTACAACACTGATGCAGTAGCGAGTAAGATAAAGCAAGACTTTCCGAATAACCGGGTAATAGTGTACCCGGATGCAAGTGGTAAGAATAGAAAAACAAGCGCAGCAGAAACAGACATCAATATACTTAAGAAGTACAACTTTGGAATTAAGGCACTAACAAGCAATCCATTTGTAAGAGATAGGATTAACACGATGAACAAGGTATTTGAAAATCAAACGGTTTTTATAAATACCTATAAATGCCCTATCTTTACAGAGCATTTAGAAACGATAGGATATAAGAACGACGAGCCAGACAAGAGCATCAACCACAGTACGGATGCGATGGGTTATTTCGTTTGGTATAATTACGGAAAGGCTAAACCAAAAGTGTACCTATGATTGAGTTAGAGGTGCAGATATTAGAACTAATTGAAAAGCTAAATAACTGCCCTAATTTAAGGGATGAAAATAAGTTGTATAAATTACTTGCAAAGATAGAAGATGAACGAATACAGAATAACGGCAAACGGCAAAGAGAAAAAAATAGTTAAGCTACCATCTGGCAGACACGAGGTTACTCTTGAGCAATGGAATAACGCTTACAAGTATGTAGAGTTAGCAGTAGAGGCTAATAGACTATTTGAGGAGGGTAAACTTGAAGAAAGCCAAGCAAAGGGCATAGAGTCTATGTGCGGAACTATCGCAGCGTTAGGTGTAGGAATTACCCTCGATGAGTTAATGAGTGTAGATTATAATAAAATCAACAACTTGTTTTTAATTCAGTTTGGCTGGTTAAGTGAAGAAAAGCCAAAGCGCAACTTTAATATAAAGGGCAAGAAGTTTAGTGTACCGAAATTTGAGCAAGGTACTTGTGGTGACTTTATGGATGTGATGAGTTTACTTGCTATGCACGAGGAATATAACGATGCAGAGAAAGGATTACTTATTGCTGCGGTTTATATGCGAAACGGAGAGTACTATCAAGACCTTGAAGAAATTAATCAGCGTATTGAGTTCTTAAAGAAGTACGGCAGAATGGATTTATTTTACTCGTGCGCTTTTTTTTTGTTGAGTTCGTTGAGGAGTTACAAAATAGACACCCAGCGACATTTGGCAGTAGTAGAGGAAATGGAAAGGCTAACAAGTACCTTAGTCAGCTGGGCTACTATCCTCTATTCGCAAGTGTCGCAGAAGCTGGAGTCTTTTCATACGATGTAGCGTGGTGGAAGTTTTGGCGAAAGGATTTAAACAGATTCGACCAAGTGCTGAACACAAGATTAGACGAGGTTATGGCTTTTATTGAATATAAGAGTGCATCGGCTCAATAATTAAAAAATTTGT